AAATGGGGTAGAGGAAAGGCTCAAGATATGCCACCTTACAAAGACATTACAAAAGAGAACATTGCAACTATTCATGATGAATTGAATAAGTTCGATTTTGTTTTCTTGAATAGTGTTCCAAGTGTTAAGGGGCATTCTCAATGGGCTCAGGATGGTTTTCTTGCGATGGTTAAGAATATCAAAACTAAGAAAGTTGTATTCCAGAATGATCACAAAATTCAATCAATTCATAGAAATGCTAATTTCTTTGAAATATGTAATCAGTGTGATGGAATCGTTTCTCATAGTATCACCTCGCCATTTTACAAGAAACTTGTTGAAATGTTTGGAGGAAACATTCGTTCAAAATTTATTCAGCTTCACGTAGGATTTAATTTTGAACCCCTACTTAAGTATCAAAAGAAAGAACACTGGAAGAAAATTACTTACCTTGGCCGATTTGCCACATTCAAGCAGCCTGAGAGGCTCTATGGATTCTTGCCTTATTCAAGTAAGAATAACCTATTACTTGAAATGAAAGGTGTCGAGAGATCACTTGGTGCATTACCCATCTTTTATGAATTTGATGGTCGTGAAATGACCAAGATACCCAAAAAAGAAATGATTGAATGCACGCCTAAAGCAATTGAAAACGGGCTTGTAGTTGATAATGATAAAAGAGTATTCGATAAGGTTTACATTTTTGGTCCTTACGATTATGTTGATGGAATGGAAACATTAAGCTCATCTTTAGTAGGTGCAGACTTTTATCACTTGAATGCAGACGCTTACGGTGATAACTTTGAATATGCGCAATGCGAAATCGTAGGAGTAGGCACAGTTCCAATGTTTGATTATCATTGGGCAGAAAATTGTTGGGTATTCGATAAGAACGGAAACAAAACTGATAAAAGATTTGTTGATCTCGATGAATACGGATTATTTGTCAAACAGGATTTAAGCAATGTCGAAGAAATCGTTGAAAAAATAAACGATATATATTCTAACAAGGCCTTACATAAAAGGTATCTTGAACATAGTTATCAAGTTACACATGATCATTGTGATAGTAACTGGATATTCCAGAAACTTGTTGATGATGTACAGCAACTACAGAAAGCAAAAATTGTTAAACCTAAAGCATTATTTTAATGAAACAACTAATCATTTTATCATGTACTATCCCCTTTGGCACTCAATCAGAAGTTAAAGTTAGAACTCGAGTATCTGAATTTAATGAAATATTGAAACAATCATTCCCTCAAGAATTACAGGATGAAACAAACACAATAATACGTTGGATAGTTGTTCCAATTGCCGCATCAGATACTAACTCTCGGACAAAAATTGAATGTATTTATCCTGTTGCCGGCTATAATGGAGATTTACTTGAAAAATTAAACTTATTAGACGAAAAAACTAAAAGAATTAAGATATAATATGACAGCATTAGATCTTAGAATCGAATATCGATTCGCAACCGGCGTATCACCAACATACGGTAAAGATGGTTGGGGACATAATTACAAAGGAGGGCTTACACAAGATTACGCAGAATGGGTCGAAACACAATTCATGATAGGTAGAAGAATGCGTGAAGTGTTTCAAAGAAACACAGGAAATCGAGCAACATTTTATGATTATAAAAATGATTATCATCTCTTCGTAAAAGAATACAAAAATTTCTTGGAAGAAGAATTTTTACGAATTTACAATAAAATTTTTAATGAAACATACTAATAGAAAAATATTGATCATTTCTGATACACATTTTGGCGATCCAAGATGTCATATTAAAGAAGTAACTGAATGTATCGAAACATTAAAGTTTGACAGCATAGTATTGAATGGTGACATCGTAGATATAAATTACATGATTAAGCACGGAATTAAGACTCTTAAAGAACACTGGCCATATATTAAGAGAATTAAGAAAGCACTTAAAGGAAAAGAAAAAATTTACATAATAGGAAATCACGATCGTTATAATTGGCTTTTACTTCCGTTTGGTTGGTTATTTGGGACCAAAATAAGACAAAGAGTAAGATTAAACGGTTACATAATTGAGCATGGTGATGCTATTAAACTGTGGCTTCAAATAAGAAGAATTTTTAATAAAAGCATCATAATATATACCGATGGTGGTGAAACCGGAGAAGAAGATCTTCATAATAATACTATGGAATTGGCTAAAATAAAAGGACACCCTTTTATAATTGGCCATTCACATGTTCCAAGAGTTGAACCCGGTTTATTGTATGATGGCGGAGATTGGGTTAAAAATGATACATATTTGATCATGAAACATGGATGTTGTGTTAAATTAAGATATTTTTAAAATGAGTTTGATAAATGATCGATACGACAAGATTTATTGTATTTGCCTCAAAGAACGAGAGGACAAATATAAACACGCGCTTGCTCAGTTTATAAAACATGATATTGAGGTTGAGTTTTATCGACCTGTTATTCCTGGGTATGCCTTTAAATTAATTGAACTTTATGCTGATAAGTATAATGATTTAAAAATTAATCATCGCTTATTTAATAAAGAGTTTCCAAATGAACTTGGAGCAATGCAATCACACTATACAGTGATTAAATCGGCATTGTTAGATGGAGCTAAAAGTATTTTTGTTTTTGAGGATGATTGTGTATTTCATAAAGACTTTGATACTCTTCTTCCAAAATACATGAATACTTTGCCAAATGATGCAGAAGGAGTTCTTCTCTATTCTTATATGGCAAATCTTGAACCTCAAAACGTAAGAGTTGCGCCAAGATGGACTAAAGGATTTGCAAGTTGGAGTTTTCTTGCTTATGGATTAACAGAAAGAGCAATGAAAGGATATGTGCAACTCCAAGATATGCAACCGATGATTGCAGATAAAGCCTCTTGGGTTATGATGACTCAACAGGGATTTAATTTTTATATTGCAAGTCCTCCACTTATTATACCTTCGAAGTCACTAACGAGTTCAATACGTGGAGAAAACAAAAATTATGAAAAGGCACAATTTCTGGGCGGAAATGTATTCATGCTCGGAATAAGTCCCGATGATTATGAATAAAGAAAAAGAAATTAAAATAGATCCTATAGATCCTTCAATAAATGAAGAAGAGATTAATATCGAAGATATCTTCGAAGACTGGGACGGATCAATGTATGGAAGTATGTCTTGGGATCGCGAAAAACAAAAATGGGTAAGAAAAAAGTTTAGTTAGCATGAAAACATCAAAAAACTTTATAACGGGGAAATTCTTGTATTGCGATGTAAAAAACGCAAATGGAAGAATTTACACAAAAGAATGCGCGTTAGGAATTTTGCAACACGCACATAAAGATATTCTCGACGGAAATTTACTAGGAGAACTTGGATATCCTGATAGGCCTGAAACTTCGCTTGCAAATGTTTCGCATCGAATAGTAGATATGTGGATGAATCCTAATGATAACTCAGTTGAAGGAACTATTGAGATACTTGCAACTCCAAGTGGTAATAGAGTAATGAATATGATAAAGAATGATCCGAAAAAATTCGAAGAATTATTTGTAATTCGTCCAAGAGGAACTGGAATAGTTAATGAAAGAGGAGAAGTTGAAAATTACACGCTTTATTCATTTGACATTGTTTCTCGTGATAAAGATGCATTTGATCCAAACAAAATTTCGGGTGAAGAAGTTTTTAAGATAGAATAAATAAAATAAAAGATGTCAAAATTTACAGATGTTAATGAGCTTCCGTTCACAAGTGAGCAATTAGAATACTTTGAAACGGAAATGAGAAAATATAAGGTGCCATTGATTTACAAATGGGTCTTTGGTTCTCTTTATAAATGGGGGAGATTTTTTATGCCAATTTTATTCCTGATAATAGTTGCATTAGGAATTGTACATATGTCAACTAATCTTGATCTTTGGAATGTAATCAAGGGATTTGCGTTCTTTTGGATTTTTGGTATTGGCATAGCAGTACTTATTTCATGGATTGCTCAAAGAATAAAAGTACTTAAATGGTGTAAACGTTTAGGACTTACGTTATATCAATGGAACTTATTAGCGATAGCATTTCAAATAACATACATTTAAGATGGAAGAAAAATTATTAAGAAGAAGCCTAACAAGTAAAGTACTTGGAGGTGTTTGTGGAGGACTCGGAAAATTCTTTGGAATGGATCCTGTTATATGGAGATTAATCTTCGTATTTGGAGCTTTATTTTCAGTAATAATTCCATTCACCTTTGCGTATATACTAATGTGGATTGTTGTACCTAAAGAACAATAATAGTGAAAAAGAAAAATAGCTTCGAATCAATAGGATTTCCTAAAGTTCGAAATATTCAGCCCAAACTTTTAGCTGACGATATATTCCCGTATATTCCCGGTGATGAGAAAAATATGAAAGTATGGGATGATTTGTTTAAGAACTTACATGATGAGCTCAAAAAAGAATTTGACGCAAAAGGAATTCCTATGCCAACTATTACAATAGATCATACTGCCGGCCCAATAACGTATGGAGTTAAAACCGTTGATGAAAATGGAAACACATTACACACTTTAATTGAAAATAAAAATGGAAAAGATTAAAATCTGGTTCACAGATTTCTGGCCAGAATGGAACTACGAAGATTTCATAACACCAATACTTAAGAAACACTTTGAAGTTGTTTTAGATAAAGATAATCCTGACGTACTATTTCATTCTATATTTAATAGAATGGAAGACACACCTAAATATAAATGCAAGAAAATTTTGTA